GCTTTCGCCGTGCTGCTGGCGCCCCGCTACAACGCCTATGAGACGGAGGCAGCCTCCACGCTGGTGCTGACCTCCTTCGCGATGGTCGCGATCATGCCGATTGCCATCACGCTGACCGGCGGGATGTAGGTCGCTCTCCCCGGGCGTCGTAGGACGGGCCCGGTCTTTTTCGCAACCGTTGAAGCCTTCTGGATTCCGGGTTCACGCGCTTTCGCGCGTGCCCCGGAACGACGGAGATTGCCATGTCCGCCATTCTCTTGACGCCGCCGGCGCTCGAGCCGGTGTCGCTTGCCGATGCCAAGCTGTTCCTGCGGGTCGCGCATGACGATGATGACGATGTGATCGCCGCCCTGATCGCGGCTGCCCGCGTCCATGTCGAAGCGCAGACCCGCCGTGCGCTGATCGAGCAGACCTGGCGCCTTGTGCGCGACGTCTGGCCGGCGAGCGGCCGTCTGCCGATCCTGCCGGCGCCGCTGATCGCGGTGACGGCGATCCGCGTCTTCGATGCGGATGGTGCGCCGCATCTCCTCGCACTCGATGAGTTCGACATCGACACAGGATCGGCGCCGGCCGTGCTGGCGTTCGAGCGCGGAGCGCCCCGCGTGCCGGGCAAGCTCGCGTCCGGGATCGAGATCGACATCACGGCGGGCTACGGCGATGACCCGGATGATGTGCCCGAGCCGTTGCGCCAGGCGATCCGCATGCTGGTCGCGCACTGGTATGAGAACCGGGGCGTGATCGCGGCGAGTGGCGAGGTGGCCACCATGCCTGCGTCGGTATCGTCGCTCATCGCTCCATTCCGGGTATTGTCGCTATGACAAATCCGGGTGTGTTGCGATCGCGCCTCACGCTCGAGGCCCCGGTCGAAAGTGCGGATGGCGCAGGTGGCGTGGTCCGGAGCTACAGCGCGGTCGCGACGCTGTGGGCGGAGGTGACGCCGGTCTCGGCCGCGCGTGCATTCGAGGCGGAACGCGCAGGCGCGCGCATCACCCATCGCATTGTCATCCGCTTTTCCGGCGACATCACCACCCAGCACCGCTTCCGCGAGGGCGACCGCGTGTTTCGCATCGCGTCGCTGCGCGATCGGGACGGGCGGAGGCGGTTTCTGCAGATCGATGCGGAAGAGACAGTTGCTTGACTTATCGCTCCCCCGCAAAGCGGGGGAGGGTGGCCGCGCCGCGCGCGGCCGGGTGGGGGCGATCCTGCTTCCACGACGATCTTTAACCCCACCCCGGCGCTTCGCGCCGACCCTCCCCTGAAGGGGAGGGATGGAGCCTCATCCATGCCCACAGCCACCGCCGCGTTGCGCGCGGCGATCCACGACGCCTTGACTGCGGATGTTGCACTCGCCGGTATTCTCGGCGGCGCAAAGATTTATGACGAGCCGCCGGCGACGGCGGCTTTTCCATATGTGACGCTCGGCGAAGCGCGGGTGTCCGACTTTTCCGCCGGTGACGACGCGCTGCAGGAGCATCAGCTCACGCTGCATGCCTGGTCGCGGCAGGGCGGACACAAGGAGGCGCACATGATCGCGGGCGCGCTTCTGCAGGCGCTCGACGATGCGCCGCTGTCGCCGGACGGCCATCGACTGGTGAACCTGCGCTTCTCGCTCGCCGATATCCGGCGCGAGGCGGACGGGCGCACCTATCACGCGCTGGTGCGCTTTCGCGCGGTCACCGAGCCGGTGTGATTGGCAACAACAGGAACACAACTATGGCAGCACAAAAGGGCAAGGACCTGCTCATCAAGATGCATGACGGCTCGGGCTACGCGACCGTCGCGGGCTTGCGCTCGCGGCGGATCGCCTTCAATGCCGAGACCGTCGACATCACGCATGCCGAAAGCGCCGGGCGCTGGCGCGAATTGCTCGACGGCGCAGGCATCAAGCGCGCGGGCGTGTCCGGTCGTGGCCTGTTCAAGGACGCCGCAACCGATGCGCTGATGCGCCAGACCTTCTTCGATGGCGCGGTGAAGAATTGCCAGGTCGTCATCCCCGATTTCGGCACGGTGCAGGGGCCGTTCCAGATCACGAGCCTGGAATTTGCCGGCGAGCATGACGGCGAGGTGACGTACGACCTTTCGCTGGAATCCGCCGGCGAGCTGACATTCGCGGCGGCTTAGTGCGCGCAGCTGAGTGACAGTCTTCCGCTCATGCCCGCGAAGGCGGGCATCCAGCATTCCTGACTCCGGGTCCCCGCCTTTGCGGGAACGAGCGGTGGAGAGAACGGAGACTTGACCATGCCCAATCGTCACCGCGGCGAGATCGAAGCGGATATCGGGGGACGGAGGCGCACGCTGGTGCTGACGCTCGGCGCGCTGGCCGAACTCGAAGCCGCGTTCGGTGAGGGCGATCTGGTCGCGCTCGCGGAACGCTTCGCCAAGGGCCGCATGAGTGCACGCGACCTGATCTCGATCATCAGCGCGGGCCTGCGCGGCGCGGGAGAGAGCGTGTCCGACGACGAGGTTGCGCGCATGGCGGTGCCGGGCGGCGCGGAAGGCTATGTGCGGATCACCGCCGACCTGCTCGACGCAACGTTCGGGACGGCCGGCACATGAAGCCACTTCCATGAAAGCGTTTCCATGAAAGGGTTTCCCTGGGACGAAGCCATCGGCTTCGGGCTCGGCGTGCTGCGGCTGTCGCCCGCAGCGTTCTGGGCGATGACGCCGCGCGAACTGGCGCTGGCGATTGCCGCCGTGAGCGGCGGCGTCACGCCGCTGCGCCGAAGCGACCTCACTCACCTGATGACGAGATATCCCGATGGCCGATGAATTCGACGATTTCGCACTGACCGAAAGCGTGGACCGCCTCGATCGCAGCATGCGCACGATCGATCGGGGAATGCGCGACATCAACCGCAGCGCGGCGCAATTCGGCCGCTCGCTGTCGGATGCGTTTACGCAAGGGGTCAATGGCAGCCGCGGGCTCGACGATGTGCTGAAGTCGCTGTACCTGCGGCTGTCGGACATCGCACTGAGGCTCGCGTTCAAGCCGCTGGAGAATGCGCTCACTGCGGGCTTTTCCGGTTTATTTGCCGGGACCGGAGGCGCCGGGCCGGTGCAGGCCTTCGCATCGGGCGGCATCATCGGCACGCCGACCTATTTTCCGTTGCGCTCCGGCGGCGCGGGGCTTGCGGGCGAGGCCGGACCCGAAGCGATCATGCCGCTCCGGCGCGGACCGGATGGCCGGCTCGGCGTTGCCGCAACAGGCAGCGCCGCTGCAAGCATCACGGTGAATATCGCAACGCCCGACGCGGACTCGTTCCGAAGGTCCGAGCTTTACGTCACCGGGCAGATTGCGCGCGCCGTTGCGCGCGGCCAGCGCGGGATGTGACGCGTCATGCCAGCTTTCCACGAGATCCTGTTTCCACTCGATATCGCGCTCGGGAGCGCGGGCGGGCCGGAGCGGCGCACCGAGATCGTCGCGCTCGCGTCGGGCCGCGAGGAGCGCAATGCGCGCTGGGCGCATTCGCGGCGTCGCTACGACGCGGGCTACGGCATCAAGACGTTCGACGCATTGTCGGAGGTGATCGCGTTCTTCGAGGAACGGCGCGGCATGCTGCACGGCTTTCGCTGGCGCGACCGGCTGGATAACAGTTCCGCTGCACCGGGCATTGCGGTGACGGCACTCGACCAGGTGCTGGGCGTGGGCGACGGCGCGACCGACACGTTTCAGCTGACGAAGACCTATGGTGGCGCTTTCGCGCCCTATGCCCGGCCGATCGCAAAGCCCGTGGCCGGCAGCGTACGCGTCGCCGTCGATGGTGTGGAACTGGAAAGCGGCTTCACAGTCGATGTGACGAGCGGCGTCGTCACCTTCACCGAGCCGCCCGGTATCGGCGATGCTGTCACCGCGGGCTTTCTGTTCGACGTGCCGGTGCGGTTCGATACCGATTATCTCGAAGTCGATCTGTCGGCCTTCGCGGCAGGGGCCATTCCGAAGATCCCGCTGATCGAGATTCGCGTCTAGGGACGGCAAGCGCCAACAGCCTGCCGCTCACACACCCGCGAAGGCGGGCATCCAGTCTTTTGCGCTGGGTCCCCGCCTTCGCGGGGACGAGTGTTTTGAATCATTACCTCGGAAGCGTTCCATGCGCACGATCCCGCCTTTACTCCAGGCAAGGCTCGAGTCCGGCGCGACCACATTATGCCGATGCTGGATTGTCACGCGTCGCGATGGCGCGGTGCAGGGCTTCACCGACCACGACCGCGACGTGACGCTGAACGAGGTCGTGTGCCGTGCCGATAGCGGCTTTGCCGGGACGGAGGCGATTGCACGGCTTGGATTGTCGGTCGATGGCATCGAGGTGTCGGGCGTGCTGTCCGACGAGAGCCTGAACGAGGATGCGCTTGCCGCGGGGCGATACGATGCGGCGCAGGTCGACATGTATGTCGTCGACTGGAGCGAGCCGTCGCTGCATGTCCTGATGTCGCGCGGGCATGTCGGCGAGGTGCGACGCGAGGGCAGGGCGTTTGCCGCCGAACTGCGCGGCCTTGCCGATGCGCTGAATGTTGAAACCGGCCGGCTTTATACCGCGGGCTGCGCGGCCGATCTCGGCGATGCGCGCTGCGGCGTCGATCTCGACGATCCGGCCTGGCGCGGCGAAGGAACGGTCGCGGCGCTGAACGGCACGTCCGTTTTCATCGCCAACGGATTGCCCGCGTTCGATGACGGCTTGTTCACGGGCGGGCGCGTTCTCTTCACAAGCGGGGCGAATGCCGGCGATGCGATGGAGGTGAAACGCCATCGCATGCAGGACGACACCGTCACGATCGCGCTCTGGCAGGCCATGGCTCAGCCGATCGCGCCCGGCGACACGTTCGTCGTGACAGCCGGCTGCGACAAGCGCTTTGCAACCTGCCGCGATCGCTTCGACAACGTGCTGAACTTCCGCGGCTTTCCGCACATTCCGGGCAACGATTTCCTGATGCGCTACGCGACCGACGGCGAGCCCGGCCATGACGGGCAAAGCCTGCAGAGGTGACGCATGTCCATCACCCCGACTGTCATCATCGCCGAAGCGCGCAGCTGGATCGGCACGCCGTACCGGCACCAGGCCTCGCTGAAAGGTGTCGGCTGCGATTGCCTGGGCCTGGTGCGCGGCGTGTGGCGTACGCTGTATGGCGAGGAGCCGGAGCGCATGCCGGCCTATTCGCGCGATTGGGCGGAAGCGTCGCTGCGCGAGACTCTCGCCGAAGCCGGCACGCGGCATCTGATGCCGGTTGCGCGCGACGCCATGCAGCCGGGCGACGTGGTCCTGTTCCGCTGGCGAACGGGCTTCGTCGCCAAGCATGCGGCGATCCTCACGTCGGAGACCGCAATGGTGCACGCTCATGACGGAGCCGCGGTTGCGGAGGTCGCGTTCGCGCCGTGGTGGCGTCGTCGTCTCGCCTATGTCTTTCGCTTTCCCGGAGTGAATTGATGGCGTCGCTCGTTCTCTCCACCGCGGGTAGCGCAATCGGCGGCGCGCTGTTCGGTCCGGTTGGCGCATTCGCCGGGCAACTTGCCGGTGCGATCGGCGGCAGCCTCATCGATCAGAGATTGTTCGCGCCTGCGGCCTTGCCCCCGCGCACGCATGAAGGTCCGAGGCTGCGCGATCTCGACGTGATGGCGTCGACCGAAGGCGCTCCCATCCCGCGCGTTTACGGACGTGTGCGTGTGTCGGGTCAGGTGATCTGGGCGACCGCACTCGAGGAGGTC